AGCCGACAGGCCTTCTCACAACTGCTGGTGTAGGCTATACTACCACGACTGCAACAATCTCTTTCGATGACGTGCAGGAGCTGTACTATTCGCTGAAATCTCCGTACCGCAAGCGAGCAAACTGGATTCTGAACGATACCACTGTCAAGGCACTTCGCAAGCTGAAAGACAGCAACGGCAACTATTTGTGGCAGCCGTCTGTATCCGCTGATATTCCGGACATGATTATGAGCCGTCCTTATCACACATCACAGTATATCCCCGAAATTGATGCAGGCGCAAAAGTCCTGATTTTCGGCGATTACAGCTATTACTGGATTGCAGAACGCCAGGGAAAGAGCATGAAACGCCTGAATGAATTGTTTGCAATGAATGGTCAGGTCGGTTTCCTTGCTTCTGAACGTATCGACGGCAAGCTGATTCTCCCGGAAGCAGTCAAGGTTCTCCAGATGAAGGCGTGATACCATGATTATCACGCTGGACGAAGCAAAGCAGTATCTTCGTGTAGACAGTGATGATGAAAACGTTTTAATCGGAAAAATGCTCCTGACTGCCAAAAAGTTAGTTATGGACGTTGGGCGCATGACCGAAGAAGAACTGGAAGCTGAGTCAGATACGGCAGACACAGCAATCAAATTCTGCTTGTCATATCTGTACGAAAACAGAAACGGCGCGGATTATCACAAACTGACCCTGAATCTGCGCTATCTGCTGTTTGCACAAAGGGAGGATACCATCTGATGGAAGAAATCGGACGACTGAACCAAAGAATTGAGATTTTGGGCAATGTAACCGATGTTGACCGTATCGGCAATCATAAGCCGACCTGGAAAACGCTGTTCTCCGTGTGGGCAAATGTGGCAATGAAGAACACTGTCACCAGCTCCACGGAGGAAAGCAATACAGGAGTGACTAAGGAAATCCAGCAGACCATTTTCAAAGTCCGGCAATCCTCAAAAACAAAAAATCTGACCACGACCACGCACAGAATCCGATTTTTAGGTGACGAGTATGACATCAAGGGAATGAACCCCGATTATACCAAAAAGGATTACCTGAGAATCACCTGTGAGCTGAGAAAGGCAGGTGCATGATGGCAAAAGCTATCAAAATTGACGATATGTCAAAAGAAATCATGAAAAGCTTGCATGAATACGCGGAATTGACTGACAGCGAGATGAAAAAGGCAGTCCGGAAAACTGCTTCTGCTGTCCGGAAGGAAATCTCTGAAAATGCTCCGAAAGAGACCGGAGACTATGCAAAGAGCTGGACAACTTCTGTCACGGAAGAAAACAGTCATGCTCTGCAAATCACGATTCATGCGAAAAAGCCTGAATACAGACTTGCCCATTTGCTGGAGAACGGACACGCACTCAGACGAGGCGGCCGTTCCATCGGCAAAGGAAACGTTGACGCGATTCCACACATTGCACCAGCGGAAGAACACAGTGAAAAGCTTCTCGAAGAGTTCTTCAGAAAGGCGATGTCATGACTTATGAAGAAATCAATGCAATGATGGCAGAAATGGGCTTACCTTATGCATATCATCATTTTGCGGAAGGCGAAAGCCCTGACCCGCCTTTCCTGCTGTTCCTGTCACCCGGTGAAAACACATTCGGAGCTGACAATCTGATGTATTTCAAGTCAAAACGGCTTGCAATAGAGCTTTATACTGACCTGAAATCACCAGAGACAGAACAAATCATTGAAGATGTGCTGACAGCGCATGAAATTTATCATACAAAAGAAGAAACTTTCATAGATTCCGAAAAGCTCTATGAAGTCATTTATGAGATGGAGGTTTAAGCATGGCTGTAAACGACAACAAAGTTCAGTTTGGCCTGAAAAACGTGCATTATGCAAAAATCCTTGGTTGGTCAACCAGCAGTACAACAGGCATTTCCACGCCAAATTATGCCGACCCTGTATCCATTCCGGGCGCGGTGAATTTCTCAGCAGACCCGAACGGTGAAAACGAAAATTTTTATGCTGATAACGGTGTTTATTATGTTATCAACAATAATGCTGGTTATAGCGTAGAACTCGAAATTGCCATCATTCCGCAGAGTTTTGCGATTGACATCTTAGGGGAAAAACTCGATGACAAAGGTGTGCTGGTGGAAAGAAGCGATGCTGAAACATCAGAGTTTGCGCTGTTCTGGGAATTTGACGGCGATAAGAATCACACTCGCTATGTTGCCTACAGATGTGCAGCAAGTCGTCCCGGCATGAACGGCAGCACAACCGAAGACAGCAAAACACCGCAGACAGATACACTTTCTATGCAGATGATGGCACTTCCGACAGGTGAGGTCAAGTCTAAAACTGTAGCATCTACCAATGCCGAAGTCTACAACAACTGGTACACCGGAGTTCATATGCCTGAAACCACAACAGACCCGTAAGGAGTGTGAAACATGGCCATTACTAAGAAAATTGCGATTGACGGCATCGAAGTGCCGTTCAGAGCGAGTGCTACCGTTCCCCGTCTGTATCGCTCTAAATTTCGTCGGGACATTTTCAACGACCTGATTAAGCTTCGTGAAGCCGTCAAGGAATCCATTGATGAAAACGAAGAAAAAGCCGCTGAAAGCGAAGATTCTGAATCCAGCGAAGCCACTCCTCCGGATACCGATAAAAACGAAATCAAATTCTCCTCTCTGGACATTGACTGTCTGGAAATGTTTGAAAATATTTCGTTTATCATGGCGAAACATGCTGACCCTGAAAATGTTCCCGACACGCCAGATGAATGGCTTGAACAGTTCAGCGTATTCAGTATTTACTTTGTCCTGCCTCAGCTTCTGGAACTCTGGAATCTGAATATCGAAACACAGGCAGAAGCAAAAAAAAACATCGCCCGATTGACCGCAAAATGACAACACCGCTGTTTCTCCTGCGATGCAAACAGCTCGGTTTTTCGATGGAAGAACTGGATTTGCTGACCATAGGTGAAATCAATGACATGTTCACTGAACAGGACAATGACAGCTTCAAATATAAGCAAAAGGCCACACAGGAAGATTTTGATAAATTCTGATTGAAATCTTCCTGTATTTTAGGGTGATTTGGATATGAAATATATTTTTTACTGCTACCTGTACGAAAGCGGTTTACAGCATCGGATTGAAATTGACAAAGCCAACTCACTGGAACAGGCTAAAAAAGAACTGAAAGCCAGACTCGGTGATGTCGATTTTGACATTATCATGTTTGAAACTGCTTAAGGTGATGAGATATGGCTAAAAAGCGCATTAAGGGCATTACCCTTCAGGTTGACGGGGACACAACCGGATTCTCTAAGGCATTAGATAAACTTGATGCCAATATCAAAGACACACAATCAAACCTAAAAGATGTTGAGAAGCTCCTGAAACTCGACCCGACCAACACGGAACTGCTCGCCCAAAAGCAAAAACTGTTGGGCGAAGCCATATCCGACACTGAAAAAAGGCTTGAAACCCTGAGAAATGTCAGTGAAAAGGCCGCGGAAACAAAAGACAACTATGATGCCTGGAAAGCCAAATATGACCCCATTCAGGAACAAATCGCTAAAACGACTGAAAAACTGAATGAACTCAAAAAGCAGGACGAAAAGGCAAAAGAACAGCTTGCCAGCGGCCAAATCACACAAGAGCAGTATGACAAGCTCCGGCAGGAAATCAAGGAAACTTCCGACTCTTTGAAATCTCTGAAAGAGGAAGCTAAGAACGTCTCTGAAGAGTTCAAAAATCCTGTTTCTCCCCGGCAGTACGATGCTCTTCAGCGAGAAATCATCGAAACTGAACAGAGCATGAGGGCATTGCAGAGGCGAAATGGTGAACTGCAATCCACGGAAGCAACAACAGAAACGGCCTTCAGCAAGCTGAAAAAGGAAATCTCTGAGCAGGACAAAGAGCTGGACAAGCTGAATGATGAATACAAGAACGCTGTCCTTCAAAAGGGCAAGGATTCCGACGAAGCCAAAACTCTTGCAAACCAGATTCAAATTCTCAGTCAGAAACAAAAAGAAAACAAGTCTCAGCTCGAAGATGTCGAAAAAGCCGCCAGCGAACTCCGGAACATGGAAATATCTGCCGGAACAGCATTGGATAAGCTGAAACAGAAGATTTCTGAACAGGATAAAGAGCTTGATAAACTGAATGCAGAATACAAGAACGCCGTTATCGAAAAGGGCAAAGATTCCGACGAGGCGAAAGCCCTTGCAAGCCAGATTCAGGCACTCAGCCAAAAGCAGAAAGAAAACAAGTCTCAGCTAG